CGTTTTAAAATGCAACACAACAAGTTGGCAGGTGCAAGAGCCATGGCTCGACACATTGCAGAAGGTGGAGTACCTTATGATCCTGTGGGACAACATCTGAATGTCATGGTCCAAGAAATGACTGAACTAAGTCGATTTGTTCGCAGCATGCGCAATCGCACATTTGAAGACAGTACCGCAACCGGCATGGTAGAAGCAGCTACAAACTATTATCATGGCATGCATAGACAACTGAATCATCTTAAAAGCGCAAAAGCATATCGATCGTTTGTTGAAGGGTTTGAACCACAGGCACAGCAACTTGACGAAGTAGACGTTAACAGCATGAAAGAAAAGTTTGTTAAGAAAATATTTGATGACCGTATGACGGCAGCACTCCCACTGGTACACAAAGCATATCAGCTACATGAGCAAGCAAAGCAAAAACAAATTGACACAGTGCGATCCGTTGTAGAAAACCGTTTGCCTTTGAAGCTGTTAGCCAACGAAGGCATGGATGAATATGTCAAGGCTCTTTCATTCTCGCACCCAACAGACCTAGTGATAAAAGTACTAGAAGATATCTCTCAACGTGCCTTGGCAAATCCAGAAATTGCAGAATTTGCCAAGCACTGGGCAACCAACTATAACAATGTAAACGAAAACAGTGACCACGCTCTAAAAGAAAATCAAGCATTAGCAGTTAAATTGGCCACACACTATCTACGAGACCTACGCAACCTCAAAGAAGGTTTGCGTATCAGTGAAAACGAAATTGATTACGTTGACTTTGACTCTGGCTCCGAAATCATGGAAGGAACATGGGCACTACCAGAAACTCCCGAAGACCTCGAAGAACTAAAGACACTCATGGCAAATCCAATGGAAGTGGGCACTGATGCTGAAAATGCTACCAGTGCTCTTTATAATCTAATTGGCGATGACGAACTGTTTGATCGATTGGGTGAGTTGGCTGACAATGAAGGCCCACGTGCAGATGCTCGTGATGTAGTAAAACATTTCATGAAGCAAGAGATGCCCGGACTGTTTGACAAACTTGGATTGAGTGATGATGCAGAAATGGATCAGGCTGTGCCAGCCCAAACTCCGGCAGCAACAGCACCACCTCCACCTCCACAACCAACTGGCGTACCTGGAACCGATCAACCAGTGGTTAGCGAAGAACTGGCAGCGATCAAAAGACTTTCGGGCATTCAATCGTTTTTGATAAAATAAGATCAAAAGCCTCTTGCAAAGCTAAATAAAAGTGCGTATACTGCAAGGTGTGCGCAAAAAACTATCATGGCACATTTAAAACTTTCATTAAGGAGAAAACATCATGGCAACTACATTAGCCGAAATCCGTGCAAAACTACAAGCAGCCGAGAGCCGTCAAGGCGGTAATCAAACTGGAGGCGACAATGCGATTTATGCGCATTGGAACATAGCCGAAGGTACAAGCGCAAAAGTCCGTTTCCTTCCAGACGGCAACTCCAAAAATTCTTTCTTCTGGGTCGAACGTCTTATGATCCGATTGCCTTTCGCAGGCATCAAGGGTCAAGCAGACAGCAAACCTATTGTTGTACAAGTTCCTTGCGTGGAAATGTATGGCGAAGCATGTCCTGTGCTTGCTGAAGTACGTACTTGGTTTAAAGATGCGGCACTAGAAGAAATGGGCCGTAAGTACTGGAAGAAGAAATCTTACCTGTTCCAAGGTTTCGTTCGTGAGAACCCACTTGGTGACGACAAGACTCCAGAAAACCCAATCCGTCGTTTTGTTATCAGTCCACAAATTTTTAACTTGATTAAGAATGCGTTGATGGATCCAGAGATGGAAAATCTACCAACAGACTACACTGGCGGACTTGATTTCACAATCAAGAAAACCTCCAAAGGTGGTTACGCTGACTACAGCACAAGTAGCTGGGCACGTAAAGAATCTGCACTCACCAGCGAAGAACAATCCGCAGTTGATGCACATGGTTTGTTTAATCTGAGCGACTTCTTGCCCAAGAAGCCAACTGATGTTGAGCTCAAGGTTATCAAAGAAATGTTCGAAGCATCTGTTGATGGCCAAGCATATGACCCAGATCGTTGGGGTGCCTACTACAAGCCACCAGGCTTCCAGAGCAACAATGCACCGGCTGCATCCAGCGCACCGGCTGCTGACGATGCCGAGGATGATGTTCCTGCAAAGGTAACACCTGTTGCCAAGGCAGCACCTGTTGAAGCACCAGAAGCAGACGAACCTGTTGCAAAACCAGCGGCATCTAGCCAACGTGCTGAAGACATTTTGGCAATGATTCGTAATCGTCAAAAGTCTTAAACGGCAATCAAGAGGGCGACATGCCCTCTTGTTCTCTATATAATAACTAAGACGAGGAATCAATCATGGCAAAACCATTCGACCTGAGTAAGTTCAGGAAAAGCATTACCAAAAGCATTGACGGTATTTCCGTAGGCTTTAATGATCCAGACACCTGGATCAGCACAGGCAACTACACACTAAACTATTTGATCAGCGGAGACTTTAACAAAGGTATTCCCATGGGCAAGGTCACTGTGTTTGCTGGAGAATCAGGTGCAGGCAAATCATTTATCTGTTCAGGTAATTTGATCCGCCATGCACAACAGCAGGGCATTTACCCTATTCTTATTGACTCTGAGAATGCGCTAGACGAAGACTGGCTCAAAGCACTGGGTGTGGAAACAGGCGAAGACAAACTGCTCAAACTCAATATGGCCATGATTGATGATGTGGCCAAAGTCATTTCAGACTTTGTGAAAGAGTACAAGACACTGCCAGAAGACCAACGTCCCAAGGTATTGTTTGTTATTGACAGTCTAGGCATGTTGTTGACTCCAACTGACGTCAACCAGTTTGAAGCAGGCGAGATGAAAGGCGATCTTGGTCGTAAACCCAAAGCTCTTACTGCTCTAGTAAGAAACTGTGTTAACATGTTTGGTGCATTGAACATTGGCTTGGTTGCAACCAATCACACCTATGCTTCACAGGACATGTTTGACCCGGATGACAAAATCAGTGGTGGACAAGGCTTTATCTATGCTTCAAGTATTGTTGTTGCCATGCGTAAACTCAAACTCAAAGAGGATGAGGACGGTAACAAGATTTCAGAAGTAAAAGGTATTCGTGCCGCTTGCAAGGTCATGAAAACACGCTATGCTAAACCGTTTGAAAGTGTACAGGTAAAGATTCCATATGAGTCAGGAATGAGTCCATATTCAGGCTTGACTGATATGATGGAGTCAAAAGGATTATTGCATAAAGAAGGCAACAGTCTTAAATACACCCTAGCAGACGGTACAGTTATCAAACAGTTCCGCAAGGCCTGGGAACGCAACGATGACGGATCGCTTGACAAAGTCATGGCTGACTTTGAAGCCAATCCACACAAAGCCGCTGCTGAACAACCCGTAGAGGAAACAGTAGAATGAGTATTGAAATTGATGCACTAATTGATGCCTATACCACAATGAAAGAGTATGTGCCAAGCAAGGATCGACAAGCTGCCGCTGATCATGTGTTTAGTATTCTAAACGACAGTGGCGTTAGCGAAGAAGATCTTAAACAACTTGCCGGCACAGACTCATACCTAAAACGAGCCAGTGAAGAGTATCTAGATCCCGATGCAGAGGATTTAGACGAGGAAGAGACTGACTACGACTACGGTGACGACTAATGTGGTACAACAAGATAGTTGGGAACCTTGGCGAGATTCCAGGGTTTATTAACTATTACGAAGGCGAGTTAGCCAGTGCAAAAAATGATGTACGGATAGCCGGGCTTGTGGAAAAAGGCCTGGCTAATCTTCCCGGCATCACAGAGCATAGATTCAACCAGCTACAAGAAATCGAAGCGGTTTTAAATTTCTTAAATATACAACTGCGTAAGATTCGAAGAAAGCATTTCCAAAAGTATTTGGAAAGCTATGCTCGTGCGCTAACCAGTAGAGATGCCGAAAAGTATGTGGACGGAGAAGATGAAGTGATCGACTTTGAAACCATCATCAATGAAGTAGCTCTGCTACGCAACAAATGGTTAGGCGTGATGAAAGGTCTTGAAAGCAAGAACTTCATGCTAGGGCATGTGGTCAGACTTCGAACAGCAGGGATGGAAGATGTAACAGTATGATCAATTGGCAAGACAGAGCAGATGAACTATTAGCAGAGTTTGACCTTTGCTGGAAGGCTCGCCCTCGCCAGAACACAGTTGACATACAGTTACTTAAAGATTCTTGTGCCAAGTGGGCACACCACTTGAACACACAACGTTCCTGGGGCAGTGACTTGGAAATAGCAGAAGCATGTCATCAACTTGAACCACGGCTAAAAGAACTAAAAGAACAAGTAATCATAGAGATACTAACACATGGATCGCTTTAACAACTCGTATCAAAGTCATGAGCATAGTCTAAAAGTACTAGAGCTGGTATCCAACTACGATGACTTCATGGATAGTCTAACCAGTGTAGCCGACATGGGCTGTGGCGAAGGCCTGGATATCAACTGGTGGGCTCGCAATGAGTATGTTGAGATACTTGAAGATGAGCAAGGTAATGTGACAGAAACTATTCGTCCACGAAACTATCGTTGCTATGCAGTGGATAAAAACGTCCGGCAGATCAACAAAGAAATGCTACCAGACTCTGTGAACATAATTGAAGGCAACTTTGAACGACGAGTTTTGAGTCGTCCTGTGGACATGATCTGGTGCCATAACAGTTTCCAGTATGCTACCAATCCATTGAACACGCTAAAGCTCTGGAACGAGCAGATGGTTACCAATGGCATGCTCTATATTGGCATTCCTTATCAAACCAGCTATATAAACAATCGCCTGGTTGTGCGCAATCACAACTATGCTTATTTTAACCATAACTTTTTAAGCATGGTATACATGCTGGCTGTAAACGGCTTTGACTGTAGAGATGCGTACTTTCTTAAAGAAGCAGAAAACCCATGGCTGCACATAGCAGTGTACAAAACAGATCATGAGCCAATGGACCCTACAGCCACCAGCTGGAATGATTTGGCCGCTAAAAATCTGCTGAACGACAGCATGAAAAACAGCCTAAACAAGTACGGGTATCTGCGTCAAGAAGACATAATGTATGCTTGGTTGGACAAGGACTTTCATTTTATTCAAGACTAAATACAAGATGGACATGCGCAAACTCATCAATTTAGTTGAAGATCCTGCTCTTAGGAAGCAGATTATCGATGTGGTTAAATCTACAGACGATCCTCAGGTGCTAACCAAAGTTCTCAAAGTACTCAAAGCAGGCAACATCGAAGAACGTATCAAATCTGTGCTAGGAAAAGATGCAGATGCTTCTCAATTCCTGGACAAGATCGCTCGGAATATTATTGAAATTGATGCACCTGTTGAGGAAAAAGATGCTTTCCTAGAAAAAATCAAGCTAGGTACAGCAATCAACACCAACGCACTATTAGACGGCACCTTGCATAATTTTACAGAAATAGTTGGTAGCGGATTTGGTCTGGCTTTATTTAAACAGTTATCAGTTGAATTAACCAGCCAAGGTGTTGGACCAGGCGAAGTGGCTCTAGCTGTACTAAGTCCTAATATTGCCTGGAGTGGTCGTGTCAAAGGTGGTGGTGACATCATTGTGAATAAAAAAGCAGTAGAAGTTAAAACCCGTGCGTCAAAAGGTGGTCGATGGATCAATGCACGTAAGGCTAACATGGATCTACAAGCAATAGCTCGTGCAATCCAGTCGGCTACAGGCGGCTATAAAGGTGACTATATTGGACTAGACAACTGGGTGAACAACCTTCGTCCAATGATCAAAGACCAGCAGCTATTGGAAAAAACTGCTAAGGAAATTGCCGACGCTACTTTTAATCATGTACCCAATCAAGACTATCAACAGGCCTTGATCAGTGGCGACGAAAACGCCATTAAGTTTGCTATTGTTAAAGTTGGTTACGACAACTATAAAAAGTATTCAGGGTTTGCAGGTATGTTGCTGATGGATCTTCCCACAGATCAAGTACAGTACTTTGTGGATTTTGAATCTATGATAGGAAATATCAGTGTTGGTACTCCTTATATTTTCTCTCCAGAAGCAACCATGATGCCACAGGTGATACTAGAGCCCGGTGCAACTATTCGCGCCGGTCGATTCAGTGTTAAGCCTGAACAGGAACTTGCTGGTAAAAATGATACTGAACTAGAGACAGCAGCAATTAATTTTACTGAGAAACTGTGTGCAGAACGTGGTATCAAAGATCCCACAACAATCAATACTATTGCAACAGAAGTCATGGCCGATCTTGTCAATAACGTTCCTCCTAAAAAAATCTATGCTGATCTATTAAAGAAGTTCCCACAGCTGGCTCCGTCTTCACGTAAAAAAGAAACAACAGCTACGGCACCCGAACCAACTGCATCTGAACCAACTGCACCTGCACCTGGTATAGGCAGACAAACTAGACAGTCTCCACAGACTGCACAAACTATAGAACCAGTCAGACCACGAAGACCTGGTTGACCTTAACCAAAAACTAAGATATAATACAGTCTAGGGCCAATAGCTTAGTGTCCTAAAGCAGTGTTCTCATAAAGCATTGATCGTGGGTTAGAATCCCACTTGGCCCACCAAATACCTGGCGTTAGTATAATGGATAATACAGCGGATTTCTACTCCGCGAATATGGGTTCGATTCCTGTACGCCGGACCAAAGGATAAGATGACAAAGAAGTCTAACATTGCCAAAGGTAAGGACAGCTACGATGCAGACGTAGGTGGTTCACTGATTCCATTTTTCAATCGCAATGTAACGCCCTACCCAACTGAGGCAGGTGGTCCTAAGTTTGAGATGGTGCCTGTTACCAAGCAAAAAGATCTAATGATCAATCATGCCAGGATGTATGCCCAGCAAGAATACGATCGCATCATGGAACTGGTAGCAGTACTAGAAAAGCAGGCACAGGACATCAAACGCAGGCTAGACATAACAGATGCAGTACATGCCGCAGTGTATGCTTTTCAGCCTGTGATGGGACAAACCTATTGGTTAGTATGGGACAAGCGAAAGCAACATGTGTTGCTAACACACACTGGTCCCGACGATTGGTCCAGTTCTGCGCCCGAAGACTACGAGTATCAAGCACAGGTCCGGTACATGGGCGATCATACCTGGTTAGAAATTGACCAATCAACATTGACATAAATAATTATTCAAGTTATTATATACACATGAACTACAAGGCATTCCACAGCATACGATTACGAATACGATAATGTATTCGTACTTCTGCGACTGTGGCGTAATTGGTAGCCGCATCAGACTTAAAATCTGAAGTCCTTTGGGCGTACCGGTTCGAGTCCGGTCAGTCGCACCAAACAATGCCCCTGTAGTTTAATGGTAAAACGGCGGATTTATATCCCGTAAGCAACAGATAATTGGTTCATGTGAGTTCGACTCTCGCCAGGGGTACCAAAAATTTAATCGTTGACATCAACATCAAAACTAAGTATAATTGATTTAAATTGGAAATGTGACCGAGTGGCCGAAGGTACTCCCCTGCTAAGGGAGCATGTGGGCAAAAACCTGCATCGAGAGTTCGAATCTCTCCGTTTCCGCCAAACATATGAGAATATTCGTCAACGGCACGTTCGATATTGTACATGTCGGACATATCAAACTACTAAACTATGCACGAAGCCTGGGTAACCACCTGCTGGTAGCAATCGACAGCGATCGCAGAGTACGACAACTCAAAGGCGCAGACCGTCCTGTACACAGCCAAGACGAACGCAAGTTTCTATTAGAAAATCTTCGAGCAGTTGATTCGGTAAAAATATTTGACACCGACGACGAGCTAGAGCATATAATTATATTACACGAGCCCGACATCATGGTCAAAGGCAGCGACTACAGGAATCGGCCAATCATTGGCGAAGAACACTGCGGTCAAATTGATTTTTTTGAAAGAATAGATGAGTACTCAACAACACAAACCATTCAACGTATTACTGATCGGTGATGACTGTAACGACATCTACACCTATGGTCGGGTAGATCGCATCAGTCCCGAAGCACCTGTGCCTGTGTTTGTGCCCTTGTATAGCAGACACATGGATGGCATGGCAGGCAACGT